TGTCGACTTGGTTGCCGACGCGAGAGCGGCTGAAGTTGGACATGGGCGCAGTTCGCACGACGTCGTTCAATACGTCGATCACCTCCCGAATCGCCCCCACATCCACCGCCTGCGCAGGCTGGGCGAGGTGGTCTACCAGCGCGGCATGCCACTCCTTCAGCGAGGCTTGACCAGCATCACGGCCTCGCACCAGTTTGAGCGCAATGGCCTCGCGGACGTCCTGCAAACTCATCTTCTCTGCCATCACGGCTTCTCCTGGTGGGTGGGGTGGAACTTGGCGAGGGCGGCTTCGTACATGCCGATGAAGCTGCATGCCGGACACTGCACTAGGTCGCGGATCGGATCACCCGTCAGCGGACCCGTGGCGTAGCAGTCGTTTGGCGCGTAGTGATCACCGATGGCGCGCCGACCTTCGTGCAACGCCTCCACCAACTCCCGCACCTCCCCGGCCATGTCGGCGTGGGCGGCGCGTAGGTGCTTGCGCCACCAAAAGTTGCCGCGTTCGTTCTCGGGCTTCTCTCCGAACCAGCAGCCGTCAAGCGGTGCTTCGCCAAGCAGGAAGGCGATCACTTCGCGCAGCCGTTCACTCGCGCGCACATCCGCATTCACGTCAGGGGCGGTCATCGGGCGGCTCCGGTGGAACTCTGCGTCACAACCGAACTGCAAACGTGACGGTCGGCGCAGTATTCGCGCTGCTTGAGGGTCAGGCAGGTGCAGGGTTTGGGTGGCACGTAGTGGCTAACGGCCTCCACCCCCTTCCCGCCCTCGGAAGGCGCGGGGGAGGCGGTGATGCGAGCCGATGGGAGCTTGCCGTCAGCGACGTTCCGGGCAATCGCTTGTTCGGTCATCTTCACGGCATGGTTGATCGCGTCGGCCTTATCCCAATCCCGATAGCAGTTGTCGTGATTGACGATGTTCATCCATTGCGTGTCCCACAGACGTACTTCGCCATCCGGCACGCGCTCGGCAGGTTGGACGGCCCCGCGCACGGCCTTCGCAGCGATCTGCGCCACTTCCCACTTGCGGTTGCCTACCGCGCCGTCGGTGTGACACTCGTGCAGTGATTCCAGCCAGTCGGCCAGTGCATTGGCGTCGGGGAAATGCGGCGCGGCAGGCTTGGCGGACAGGGCGGCTTGCTGTGCGATGTAGCGTTCCAGCATCCCGCGCGGCCCGTGTGCGTCAACGCCGGTTCCCATGCGGGCGTAGTCATCCAGACTATCCAGCGCCTCGGCTGCGGCCTGATGCGTCACCATCGCCTCACTCACCCCTCGCGTGTTCGTGGTCGTGTTCATGTCAGGCTCCTTGGGTGAGGGCGGCTGCGGCGGCCTCTAGATCGTCAGCAAAGGCCGCATCCCTCTTGGCACTGTTGCGATGGTCGATAGCCATACGGGTTGCGTAGATGTTGTGCCCCTCCCTTGCCTCGAACAGCGCAAGCTCCGGTGCCAGCAGCTCAGCTACCCGCGCGTTGTTCTCGGCAATCTGCCTTTCTTCCGCCGCGCGCTTACGCAGCCGCGCCGCCAGCTCCAACAGCTCCCGATCCGTTTGCACCTTCATACCTTCACCCCTGCATTGCGGAGGGCGGTGATTGCCACGGACGCCATCTGTTTGAAGTCGTCGGAGTAGATCGTCCATTCGTCCTCGGCGTCGGTATTGCAGGCGTCCGCCGTGTGCTTACACAGCGCACGGGCCACCCGCACGACTTCGTTGTCGTCCATCACGGGCGCATCAACCTCACTCTCTTTCGTCGTCATGGGGGTGCTCATCGCTCGCTCCTCAAAAGGGGACTGCTTCGGCCCACTGGTCGCAGCCATCACGCTGCGCGCTTTCGGGCACTGCCTGCTTCCACTGCCTGCACCAGCCATCCTGGAACGCCAGGCAAAGCCGGCACGGCGTCTGCACCGGCACCGCGCGCAGGGCCTCGATCGCTCGATCCCTCGCTGCCGGCGTCCACACCTGTTCGCTCAAAAGCATGCGCAACAATCTCCGGGTACTTGTTCGTCTCATCCACCGAAATGCTCACCGGCCGCGGCAGCTTCCACGCGAGCGGAAGCGCCTCCTCGACCGTCCTGGGCGGCGTGCCGCCACCGCGCTCTTGCCACCAGCGCAGCGCCTTGGCGCGCGCCATGCCGGCGTGCTCCAGGCACACCCACTCGCTGAAGCGACGCAGGCCGCAGTGGTAGGTCACCCTGAGCGACGGCGTCTTGCCTGGCTTTTCGTGCCGCGCGTAGGCGACCGAGTGCACGGCGTGGACGTTCACTACGCGCTCGCGCTCAGTGCTGAGAACAGGGGCGTCGACCGGACGGTCGCTGTGCGCCGGATCCGCGCCGCCGAACTGGTAGCCGCACTCGGGGCACTGGCGGACGCCAAACGCCAACAGCGCGCTGCAGCCAGGACACTGCTTGGCCTTGCCGGTTTCGACATGGGCCGCTTTCTTCGGGCGCGCGTTGCGCACGCGGATGGCGTCCACCGGGCCGTGCTCGAGCATGTTGCCGGCGTAGTCCAGGACCAGGCAGTCGGCCTTGCCTGGCGCCAGGCGGAAGCCGCGGCCCACCTGCTGGTAGTACAGGCCGGGGCTCTTGGTCGGGCGCAGCATGGCCACGCAGTCGATGTGCGGGGCGTCGAAGCCCTCGGACAGCACGTTCACGTTGACCATCGCGCGGAACGCGCCGGCCTGAAACTGGCGGATCAACGCCGCACGCTCGCCCTTGGGCGTCTCGCCCGACACCAGCGCCGCGGTGATGCCGCGCGCCGCCAACGCATCACGCACGGCCTCGGCGTGCCTCACGTTCACGCAGAACACGATCCACGCCTTGCGGTCACTCGCCCGGGCGAGCAGGTCATCGCAAGTACGCTCGACCAGGCCGTCGGCCAGCATGGCGGTCGCGAGTTCGGACTCGACGTAGTCCCCCCCGCGGATGTGGACGGCAGCAAGCGAAGGCCGCTCGCCAGCCTTCGACACCAGTGGCGACAGGAAGCCGTCCGCGATCAGGTCCGGGATGCGCGCCTCGTAGGCGACCTCGGTCAGGATGTGTTCCGGTCCGCACACCGGCACGGCCTGGCCCTGCAGACGGTAGGGCGTGGCGGTCAGCCCGACGACGCGCAGGCTCGGATTCGCTAGACGGCAATCGTCGATGAACTGGCGATAGAGGCCCTCGCTGCGCAGCGGAATACGGTGTGCCTCGTCGACCAGGAGCAGGTCGAACTTGCCCAGGTCGTGGGCGCGCTTCGCCACGCTCTGGATCTGGCAAAACAGGATCTTGTCGAACCGGTCGCGCCGGCGCAGGCCTGCGGCATAAATGCCCATGGGCGCCTCGGGCCAGAACGCGCGCAGCTTGGCGCTGTTCTGCTCGACCAGTTCCTGGACATGGGCGACGATGCCGACGCGGCCGTTCCAGGCTTGCACGGCCTCGGACGCGATGGCTGCCATGAGCGGCGACTTGCCCGCGCCGGTCGGCAGCACGAGGGCAGGGTTGCCGTCGCGGTGGCGCAGGTAGTCCCAGCAGGCCGCCAGGGCGTCGGACTGGTAGGGGCGGAGCTGCATCACGCCGCCCTCTTGCCCGAATACACGCGGTGCTTGTGCGCGCGGCTGCCCTTGATGCGCCGCTCCCTCATGGCCTCCATCAGGTCGGCCTCAATCATGCCCCACAGCGCGAAGCGGCCTTCGCGGGGGCGGTACACACCCACCAGCTCGTCGGGGATGGCGTAGTCGGCCCGCTCGACCGTCACGGAGCCGTCCGGCGCCAGGCACACGGCGCGCGGCGAGGCTGCCTCGGCAATGCGCTCGGCGGCGCGGTCGGCGGCGGCGCTCACGGTGATCAGGCCGATGCGGCCGCAGGCGTGCTCGGTCATGCTGCTTTCCTCAGGTCTTGGGCCAGGCTCAGCCCTCGGGCGTCGGCGTAGGCGAGGATGAACTGGCGCGCCGCTTCGGCGTTGATCGCGTTGCCGTAGGCGCGCAGGCGTCCCACGCGGCTGGCAGCCCCATGAGCCAGCGGGAATGTGCCGGGTTCAACTGGCCGCCACTTTTCATCTGTGCATCCGAGCCAGTCAGCAGCTCGCCAGAAACCGTTAGTCGGGCCGGGCCGGGCTCGAATATCGTCATGGCCTGAGCCAGCGTCAGGCCGAAGCCGTTCCCGTTGCCCGTCGATTCCTTGCACTTGGCCCGTCGCGCCATCAATGCGTCCTTGTTGGCGTGACCGAACTCGTTCGCGCTCGGCGTCGGCCATCCCGCCAGCGCCACCGTCTTGCGGCTGCTGTCGTTGTTCCCCGCCGCGTTGTTGCCGTTCTGCGCTGGGGTGCCGGCCATCGGGATCGGCCAGCCAGCCAGGAGCGCCATCGCCGTCAGCGGCTTGCCGCGCGGATGCGCCCAACGCTTCTCGTTGAACTCGTCCGTCGCGGACTCGCTGCGGAAATCCCGCGCTGCCGGTGTCGGCCATGCCGCCAGCTTCGCCGCACCGGGCAGCTTCCAGAAGATCGGCCGCGATCCGTCCGCCTTCTTCGGCCCGTAGCAGTACCCGCTCCCCAACTCGTCGTTGCTGATCGGTGTCGGCCACCCAGTACGCTCGGTCGCGGATATGCGGGGCACCGATGCCCGCAGACGGGAACGGGACACACCCGAAGGCGTAACCCATGCCTTCCAGGTCAGCGTGTACAAGGTCGACCCAAGGGTCTGCGTCCTTGCTCGCAACCTGCTCTCCAAAGATGACTGGAGGTCGGCACTGCGCGATGAGGTGCGCCCAGGCGGGCCATAGATGCCGCTCGTCTGCAAACCCAGCGCCTTTACCTGCCGCGCTGAAAGGCTGGCAAGGGCACGAGCCAGTCCATGCGGGTCGACTATCTGGCCACCCGGCAGCACGCAGGGCATAGGACCAGATACCGATTCCGGCAAAGAAGTGACATTGGGTGTAGCCGGCAAGGTCGGCGGGGGTGACATCCTCGATGCTCCTTTCGTCCACGTCGCCCGGCGCGATGTGCCCGGCGGCGATCAGGTTGCGCAGCCACTGGGCGGCGTAGGGGTCGATTTCGTTGTAGTAGGCCCGGGAGCTCACGCTGCCTTCTCCACCGGCACGAACCGCCCATCGAACGCATCGCGGATCTCGGTCGCGGCCGAATCGCGCAGCAGCGCCGGCGTCGACGCGGCGAGCTCCGTGCTTTCGAACGAGCCAGGCCCGCGCTTGCCATTGCGGAACACGAAGCCATCGGCGGCGATGTACTCGACCCAGCCCTCTTGCTCGCTGGCGTCCGTCGCCTCGCCCCAGCGCTTCAGGAGCGCGGGGACAAACAGATGCGACGCACAACCGCGGCGCTGAGCATCCAGCGGCACGTCCGCGCCGTACTTGGCGCAGCTCCAGCGGCCGTCGCCTTCGCGTTCGGGCGTGGCATGCAGGCAGGTGC